AGATTACCAATCTGCATATCGTATGTTGTATTACACAAACCATGCTGACCTTGGGAATCAGAATGTAACTTCAATTCTGAAGAAGCTCTCTATTGTTGTTATTGGTGGCACAAATCAAACAGTCACATTCAAATGGGGATTTGACTTCAAGACAAATTACTTGTCTGACAACGCAACAATTCCAGTTCAAGGTGTTTATTATTATGGCATTGCTGAATATGGCGCAAATGCCACAACTGTTGCTTATTATTCTGATGGTGTTGCATTGCAAACATTGGTAGTTGCCGCATCAGGAACAGGCAAGGTTGTTCAAACAGGTTACGAATCAGACATCAATGGCACTGCCTTGTCTATTCAGAAGATTGAAATTCAAGCCAAAAATGGCAAGATGACTTAAGGAGATTATTGTGTCTGATTACACCAAAAGCACGAACTTTGCCTCAAAAGACAATTTGTCTTCTGGCAATTCTTTGAAGATTGTCAAAGGTACTGAGATTGATACAGAGTTCAATAATATTCAAACTGCTATTGCCACAAAAGCAGATTTAGCAAGTCCTACTTTTACTGGTACACCAACGCTTCCATCTGGAACTATTGCCACAACACAATCAAGTACAGATAGTTCTACTAAGATAGCAACTACTGCTTTTGTTCAATCTGTTGCTCAAGTATTATTTCCTGTTGGTGCTATTTATACAGCAACTGTTTCAACCAATCCAGCAACATTGCTTGGATTTGGTACATGGACAGCATTCGGTGCTGGTAGAACCATTATTGGTAATGGCGGTGGATTTACTGCTGGTTCAACTGGTGGTAGTGCAGATGCAATCACTGTAAGTCACACTCACACAGCAACTTCTACTGTTACAGACCCTACTCACAACCACTCATATACACAGCCATCACCCGGCACTTATGTGCAGAACATCAATGGAACTGGTCAAGGTGCAGTGGCAGGAACAACAGGTTCTGCATCAACAGGTATTTCAGTTGCAACAAGCATTTCTACAACTGGTTCAAGTGGTACAAATGCTAATTTGCCTCCATATATTGTTGTTTATATGTGGCAACGAACTGCATGAAGACACCAGTAATCTTCCATGATGATTACATAGTGTTTTTGGAAAATGATTATGGGTTCACTTTTATTCATTGTGATTGCATAAAGTGGACAAAGAGTGTGAAGAATGATTTGTTGAGTGATTTGAGAAAGTTGTTTGAGATACATAGAAGTGAGATTTATGCGATACATGAGATTGGTGATGTAAAGCATAATAAGTTTCTAGGTATCGTTGGATTTGAGTATCTGAAAGATTTTGTCGGTTCAGATGCAAAATTGAGACAAATATTTGTCAGGAGAATATGATGGGAATTGGAGCGGCGGCAGTATTAGGAGGTGCATCAATTTTAGGTGGTGCAATGCAGAGCAAAGCGGCTCGTGATGCCGCAAATGCCTCTGCACAGGCTCAACTTGAATCAGCACGAATTGCGGCTGAAGCGGCTAAGTTTCGCCCAGTTGGGATAACAAGTCGTTACGGCACTTCAAACTTTCAATTCACCCCTGAAGGCTATTTGAGTGGTGCTGGTTATACAGTTAGCCCTGAACTACAAGCCTATCAAGACCGATTACAGGCTTTGACAGGCGGTGCTTTGACTCAGGCTGAGATGGCACAACAACAATATGAGCCACTTCAGCAAGGTGCGGCTGGCTTGTTTGGTTTAGGTCAGCAGTATTTACAGCAAACTCCTGAACAAGTTGCGGCTCAATATATGGCTCAACAACAGAATTTGCTTGCACCTAGCCGTGAGCGTCAATATGCTCAACTTCAAAATCAGTTGTACCAGACAGGTCGTGGCGGTCTATCTGTGGGTGCTACAGGCGCAAGACCTAGCGGGGCGGCTGGATTGGGCGCAACTACTCCTGAGATGGAAGCCTATTACAACGCACTGGCACAACAAGACTTGCAGTTGGCTTCACAAGCTCAACAAGCTGGTCAACAGAATGTGGCATTTGGCACAGGATTGTTAGGTTCTGGTGCTAACTTGATGGGTCAGTATCAAGCAGGTCAGGTCGGTGCTTTGAGTCCATTTACAAGCTATTTGGGTGCTGGTTCTACCATTGAATCTCTTGGACAACAACCTTTGGAAATGGGTTCTGCTTTAGGCGGTCGTGCGGCTACTGCTGGTGCTAATGTTGGGCAATCTTTGCTTGCTGGTGGATTAGGAGCGGCTAGAACTATACAAGCGGCATCAGGAACAAGTGGAATTGGCTCTGCATTAACTGGTTTTGCTAATAATCCTTATGTTGCTTATGGATTGAATCAATATTTCAATCCTACAAAAACATTAGATTATTCAATGGCAACACCAATAGCAACTGGTGGACTTGGTTTGAGAGCACCTAGTAGTGGTTTTGATATTGGATATAACCCACAATTTTGAGGATTAAATCATGGCAACATCAGAAATTTTAGGATTATTTGCTAGTCCTCAACAGTATGAGCAACAAAAACAAGCCGCATTACAAAATGAAGCATTGTCTTTTGCTCAATTGTCTCCTATGCAACAAGCCCAGTATGGGTTCTATCGTGGTGGTCAGCAACTAGGTACAGCATTTGGTGGTGCTTTGGGTGGTGAAGACCCACAATTGAAAATTATTTCTCAGCGTCAATCATTAGCATCTCAACTTGACCCATCTAACCCTGAGTCATTTATGAAAGCGGCTCAATTGGCGGCTAGCTCTGGAGATCAACAGTTTGCAATTGCTTTGGCTGATGCTGGTAGACAAGCGGCTGTTCAAGTTGCACAAGCAAATAAAGAGCGTCAATTGGCTGTGCCAGCAGACATTCAAAAAGCTCAGATGATTCCTCAGATTCAAGATGCCATTGACCAATATTCTGCATTGCCTCCATCTCCTGAAAGAGATAGGGCAATCAGAATGCTAGAGAATCAACTTAAAGTTTTGGTTGGTGATAAAGCCACTTCCATTGCCACACCATTACAAGTTGCATCTCGTATTGCTCAAATCACAAAACTACAAACTACTCTTGATCCACAAAGCCAAGAATTTCAAATTCTTCAGGCTGAAAAAGATCAACTTCAAAGACCTGAAAAACCGATTACTCCAGCGGCTCAACTTCAAGTTGCATCTCGTATTGTCGAGATTGGAAAACAGCAATCAAATCTTGATCCTAATAGCCAAGAATATAAACTTCTTGAGGCTGAGAAGATTCAATTACAAAGACCTGAGAAACCTGAAACAAAACCATCTGTTGGTTCTGATGCGGAAAGGATTTCTCTTGAGTTGTTTAATGCCAATTATGGAGATTTGACTCAAGCTCAAAGAGTTGCTGTAAATAAAAGAGTTGAAACTGAAGCAGTAGCAAAAGCACCAAAAATGACAGTTGATCTTAAAGACCCAACTGCTGTAGCGAAAGCTAATCTTGATGTCATGGGTAAATGGGAAAACTTCCTTAAATCTGGTGGAGATGTTGAAACTGCAAGCAGATTCAAAGCCTTGCAATCATCTATTGCTTTGGCTCAAGGCGGCAACCCAAGTGCTGATGGTGCAACAATCTTTAACATTGGTAAGATTTATGACCCATCTGGTGCTGTTCAAGAAGGTGATAAAAATACAATTCTTGGAAATCCATCAATTCCGCAAAAGATTAAGGCTTTAGCCCAAAGAGTATTTGAGGGTGGAAGTCTTACTCCAGATCAACGCAAAGATTTGCTTAAGGTTGGAACTGAACTTGTAAAAGGTAAACAAACTCAACTTAATGTTTACCGCAAACAGTATATTAAAAAAGCAACAGAATTAGGCGGATCAGAAGAAGACATCTTAGACCCATATAAAGGGTTAATTGGAATGTCTACATCTGAATCTATTAGTCAAATTCCAACAAATCGACAACCATCACCACCTGTTAAGCAACAGCAACAGGGTAAAGTTGTGAAAAAATGGTCTGATCTTCCTTAAAGGACAATCATGGATATTGAACTGCCAAATGGAGTAATTATTGAGGGTGTTCCAGAAGGAACAACTCAATCTCAAATCATTGATAAAGCAATCAAATCTGGTCTTGCTACTCCAGAAGACTTTGGCATTGTTCTTGGTATGGTTGAGCCACAACCAACATCAGCACCACCTACACCAGTATATAAATCTCCAACTTTTGGAAAACAACTTATTGGTGCTGGAGAAACAGGTTTATCACTGTTAACTGGTGGAACAACAGGTCTTGCTGGTACTGTTGGTGGTGCTCTAACTGGGGCTTATGAGGAACTTAAATCTGGTCAATTTGGTACACCTCAAGCGGCTCAAAGGATTCAAGAAAGAGCCGCATTAGGCGGTCAGCAATATACCTATATGCCAAGAACTCAAGCTGGACAAGAACAAGTCCAGATGCTTGGTAAGGCAGGGGCTGAACTTATCCCACTTGCGCCAGTAATGCCATCAGGTTTATTTTCTCAGGGTGCAAAACAAGCTGTTGTTTCTCCTATTGAAAGTGGAATCTCTACTATTCGTGGTGCTTTTGGTGAAAAGCCAGTAACTTCACGAATTGAGCCTACATTTGGTCAAAGTGTTGGGGCGGCATCTACTGCAATGCCTACAGTTCGTGAGGCAACAGCCACCAATCTTCCTGTTCCTGTGACTTTAACAAAGGGTGCAAGAACCCGTGAGGCTGAACAACTTGCGTTTGAAAAAGAGCAAATGAAAGGTCAGTTTGGCGAACCTTTGCGTAAAAGAGTTGAGCAAAACAATCTTGAGGTTCTTCAAAACTTTGATGCCTTAATGGAAATGACGGGTGCTGAAGCGGCTCAAACTGGATTTGCGGCTACAGGAAACAAGGTAATTGATGCTTTGTCTCAGGGTTGGCAAGGTGCTAAAGCAAAGACAAGTG